TCCGCGAGCGAGACATATGCTTTGACACCGCCGCCGTCGTCGTAGAGCACGAAGGCCCCATCGGCATACGACTTGTTGGCGTCCCAATCCGGGAAGGCGATCACGAACGACACGATATTATTCACGCCGGGCGTCACGATCGACGCCAGCAAGAACGCGCCGGTTTCGTCGATGTCCAGGTATGGGCCGTCGATCAGATTGGCCTTGGTGATCGCCACCGAGCCGAGGTTGTTACAGGTGCCGCAGTAGGCCGAGAAGCTGGCAGCATCGCTCGCCTTGGTGAAGTCGATAGTGTAGGGCACCGTGTCACCCTGGAGCATGACCGCGGACTGCTGGTTCTGGATCAGGCGCAGGTCTTGCCAGGTCGTGCCGGTCCACGGTGTCACTTCGTCGAGCACAGATGCCGCCCACACGGGCACATGCGCCGCGTTGAAGTTCACGGTACTGCCGTCGATGTTGGTGCCAGTCACAGCGTCCTTGAGCGAGTACGTCACGCCCGTCAGGCGCGTCACCTTCAGCACGCGGCGCTTCAGAGTGGCGCAGGCGTCAGGGTAAGTCTTCTCGCCAGTGCCGTCATAGATCAGCACGATTTCGTCGTCGGTAGCCCAGCCCTTATCGGAAGCAATCGTGGCCACTGCCGGGTTGGCTGTCGAGATCGCCGAGACGCTCACGATGTCGTCGTTGTAGACGAAGCCGTTGCCGAGCGAGCCGTTGAACATGCGCAGGTAGCCGTCGCCGAGTTCCAGCATGTAGGGCGTGCTGGCGTTCGAGCTGAACGGCATGACACGGGCATTGCCGCCGTCCTTTGTACGCGTGACGTGCTTAAACCCAGGGCGGCGCTGCCATGCGCCTTCCTCGGTCGGCAGTGCATTCATGCACAGCGCGAGGGCGGATTTGTACTTCGGATGGTCGGAGCGCCCCTGCATGAAGGGGGACCACTCGCCACCGAGAAATGAAGACTGGGACCAAGTTGCGCGGGGCATGGGTCACGCCCTGCACTGAATGTAGTCGTCTATCGGGGGCTCGGTCGGGCCAGCTTCAATCGCGTTCACGGTGCGCGCTTCCGTCATAAAGGTCTTGTACATGGCCGCGATGTTCTCCAGCTTCGAGCCGGACTGCGTGACGGTCTCGCAGATCTCAAGCGCAATGCGACACGCCAAGCCCTCGCAGAACATGGGGTCCATCTGCGACACGTCGGTGATGTCGGCGCCGAAGCGCAGCGCAATCGGGTAGCTCTCCTGCGAGATCAGGAAATTGCCGTTGATCTCCCAGTCGGTGTAGCCCAAGCCGGTGGGTGCGCCGAGGTAGGACACCGAGCCAGCCTTCGGCTGTTGCGGAGCCATGCGCAGGTAGCCTGCCGGCAGGCGGAAGGTGTTGCGGTTCGCCGTGCGCAGGCTGGGCGACGCGCCAATGGGGTAGGGCAGATTGATCGTGGCGAGTTCGTCCGATGCGCCATTGCCATAATAGCGCCAGGTGTTCGACGCCACGCCACCGGAGACCGAGACCCACGCCTGGACGTAGGGGGGCGTGGTCGCCGCCTGCCAGTATGTCGCATCCTCAGGATAAGGTTCGTGCGCGAGATTGGCATTAGCGAGGCTGGTGTAGAGCCGCCCGTCGAGGCCGACGACGGTGTTGCCGATGGAGTAGCTGGTCGTCGAGGACCAGAGAGACTGCGCGCTCGACGGCGTGTAGTTCAAGTTCAGGTCGATGGCGCTGATGTAGTTTGCGCTGGAATACGAAACGATGTCGCCGCGCCCGTATGTTTTGGTGCTGTCCCAAGCTTCGACAGTGCTCGGCACGTCGGCCGCGTCGGTGGTCGTGTCCGTGCGCGCGATGTATGCGCTGGTGAGCCCAGCCACGGAACCCTGCTCGTAGACGGCCTCGCCCGCATAGTACAGATCGGTGTCGTCGTAGAGGCTGACGGTCATGGGGCCGAAGTACGGCTGCCACGATGCGCCGACGCCCGGCGTCTGGTTGTAGGTGAACGGGTCCATCGTCGTCCACAGCTTGCCGTTCGTGTCGGCCACGATGTCGCCAGGCTGGTAATATTTCGTGGTGAGGAACAGCGGCGGGCGCAGCAAGAGCGTGTCGGTTGCGATGTGGCGGATCATGGCCCGCTTGACGGAGAAGACCCAGAGGTTGCGGCGCAGTTCGGCGCGGCGCAGCTTGTCGTAGCAGAACGCCACTTCGGCCGCGCCCTTGGTTTCGTAGTTGCCGCCGGTGCCCGCATCAAGCGTGGACACGCGCCGGCTGCCGACGTATTGCAGCGCGCGGTTGGCGATGTCTACTGGAGTGCGGAAGTCCGTCATAGGTGCTCCTGGCCGGCAGGCGTCTTCACCCCAAGATATACCCGGCAACGCGACCGCGCACTAGCCCCAAAAGGTGAAGCCGGACGGGGGTGAGAAGCTGAGAGAGCCGTAGGTAATAGGGCCAAACTTTGAGCCCGGCGTGTAGAACCCAGCGCCGACGAAGAAGGTCGCGGTCGGCACCGGCTTCACATTGGCGTTCGTGCCCGTCGCGGGGTCGCCACTGTTCGACCAGGTGTTGTTCTTGCCAAACCAGATCTTGTGGGCATCCAGGTCAACGGCGACCTGCAACACATCGCCGCTGGTGGTGGCGAAGCCGGCGATCCCGGCGGTCCCGGAGCCGTAGTTGACAGTGCCGGTGTCCAGGATCCCGACGCCGGACCCGTCGAAGCCGATGTAATTGCCGGTGGTCATGGCCCAAGTCGAAGGGGCGATACCAACGGCTTGGAACGTCGCGGCGCCGATGGCAAGCTCAAAATACCACTTGCCGGTGCTGTGGCTCGTGATGCTGCGGACGCCCTGATAGGTGCCGGTCGCGCTTGTCGCAACGGTGTTCCCGACAGTGAGGGTGATGCCCGCCGACTTGTCAGAAGGGTTCCAGGTAGGGACGGCGGCTGCCGAAGCGCCACGCTTGTAAACTCCGGTCTTACCCATTCGGAGAATAGGAGGCGGGAGGATGATGTCCACGACTATTCTTCTTCGTAGTAGGACACGTTAATCTTGGCCGAAGCGGTTTCCTCAATGAACTTGATCTTCGAGAGGTCGCCGTCGAAGAAGAACGTCGCGCCCACAAGCAGCTGCATCCCAACCGAGGCAGTCGGACTGGTGCCGTCGTCGCGCCAGCGCACGTTCTGATCGGTCACGCTGATGAGCGCCGCCGTGGTGTCGGCGGGAACGGTGAGCGCCGTTGCTCCCGACAGCGATGTGATCTGCTGAAAGCCCGTTGGTGCGTATTTGCGACCATAGCGCGTAGGATTGGGCATGGGGGCTCCTTAGAGCTTCAGGGTCGTGATGCGGCCATCGTTGACGACGCGCATGAGCGCTTCGGTGATGAGGTTCACATCCTGGCGCGTGAGGCTCTTGGCGAGATCGACGCGCAGTTCCACGTCAGTGCTGCCGGTCGAAGTGCCGGTGGTCACTTTATCGGGGCTGAGGTCGGCGCCGCGGTTGTAGCCGAAAAACTGAGAAGCCATCGTTCGTCTCCAAAATGCCCCGTGGGGCAACGCCGAAGATCAGCGGAAGGGTGGGAAACGCCGGTCGCCCGGCGCCGCCCCACGAGAACCCCTGAGTTAGTTCGTCCAGCGCACTTCGCACCCGACGCTGCCCGACACCTGGACCGTGTTGGTGTTGGTCAAGCACACATCCAGGAAGCCGCCGAGCTGCGAAGTCGAGAGCGTGGTGAGCTGGGTGGTTCCATTGGTGGCCAGCGCGATCGGTGTCAGGCGCAGGAGGTTGGTGTAGGTGCCGCTCTCGTTGGTCACGTCGGTGCGGTTGACCGCCGAAGCGAATGATATCGCCGAGCCGAAGAACGCTTGCGCGCCCGGCACGAGAGTGCCCTGCTGCGAGGCGGGGGTGCCATCGTTGGTGGCGTCGCTGTAGTAGAGGCCCACGTCCCAAGAACCATTGGTCATGGCAGTGCCGCCGACGTAGACAGCCTTCACCTTGGCAGTGGCCGGGATGCGGCACATGCGCAGGATGATCTGGCCGGCCTGCGAAGCGCCAGAGCTGGTGCCGGTGGCCGTAACGAAATCATCGGTGACGTTCAGATACCCTTTCGACCCCTGGCCGCTGGTCGGGATCGAGGTCGGAGTGGCGTCGAGGGCAGTGATGGAAGTGGATTTCACGGTAGGCATTTTCGTTCTCCTTGTCGCCCTGGCGGCCGGGGCCGCTCAGGGCTTGTTTCAAGTCGGGCCGGCAAGTTACGGCGTGATGTCGGCGCCGGTGGTGTCGTTGCACATGATGCGGATGACCTTGCCGCTGGTCTGCGTGCGAGTGGCGCCGAAGGACACCTGCGTGTACAGATCCCACGGTTCGCTCGACAGGTCGTTGCGGATGGACGCCCGGTTGGTCATGTCTTTCCACATGCCGAGGTACATGCCCGACTTGACGAACACCGGCACGTAGCGGTCGCTGGAGACCACCTGCAAGCGTTCGGAGACCACGACATCGAAGCCGAGGAAGCGACGGATGCGGCCATCGACCAGCACCGGCTTGTCGTTGTAGTCGGTCGAGACCACCTGCACCTGCTTGAGCAGATCGCTTTCCTGCTGCGAGCCGATGACGATGGTGAGCATGTCGGTATCGAGGTCGTTGTGGTAGTGCTGGAGGATACGACGAGCCTCGATCAGTTTGGCCACAGTGAGGCCGGTGGTCGCCGACGCGCCGAAGCTGTTGGCAACCTGGTTGTTGGTGCTGTCGAAGCTCTCGCTGGTGAGCGAGTTCGCATCGGTGCCGATGTAGGTGGTGCCGAAGAAGGCCGCGATGATCGCGTCGTCCCAGCCGCGGCCCACGGCGTTCGCCGCGTTTTCCGCATACTTGGACTTCGGATCAACGATGGTCTTCAGTTGATCGAAGCTGTCGATCAACTGGTCGATTTCGCCATCGGTCGGGAACACCCAGCGGCGCACGAACGTCGGGTCCGTGCGGTTCTTCGGCGCGAAGCGGCCGGCGGGGGTCTTGAGCTGAATGGCGCCGATCTGGTTGATGGGCGAAGCCTGCTTGCCGACGTGCGTGCCTTCGGAGACGCGCCCGCGGAGTTTCGACCCCTTCTGCTGGAGCAGGAGTTCCAAGTTGGTGGAAAACTGGGTCGTATAAAGATCGACTAAACCGTCAGCCATGGCACTGCCATCCTCTGAAAATCTGTGGAGTGGCCGTGTCCTCGCGGGGGCCTGCGGTCTTCTCCCGCCGCACAACAAAATTGCGCGGGTGTGGGAGGAAGGCTGAACCTTTGTTCAGCAAGGATGCTCCAACCCTACCCGCGCAATTTTATGTCGTCAAGCGCTTTTTGAAAGAAAATTACGCGCCCACGATGATCCGCGTAAGTGCTTCCATCTCACGCTTTTCCGACGCACCCCCAGCGAGGTAGCGGTCGGTCCAGGCTTTGTCGGCCATGCGCTCGTTCTTCGTGGCGATGGCCTGGTCCCGTGTCATCACACCGCCGGCGATATTGTTGCTGGAGACGAACTTGTCTTCGCCGATACGTGCGCCGATCTGGCGGAACATGTCCATGACCTTGGAATAGCCAGCG